CGTGTACCAATGAATCCTGCACAACATAAAGCCCAGCCTTTGCTTTAGACTCTCCGCTTTCAACAAGGCTCGGATTAGGCTTGGTCTCCGCCGCAGATTCGCCAACTTCTCCAAGCTTCGCATCAAGTTCAGTTTCCGTTGTGGATTCGTCCCCTTCGACAAGCCCCGGATTAGGCTTGGTCTCCGCCGCAGACTCGGTAGTTTCTCCAAGCTTCGTATCAAGTTCAGTTTCCGTTATGGGGTCGCCCCCTTCGACAAACCCCGGATTAGGCTTGGTTTCCGCCGCAGACTCGGTAGTTTCTCCAAGCTTTGCATCAAGTTCAGTTTCCGTTGTGGATTCGCCCCCTTCAATAACCCCCGGATTAGACCCGCCACTCACTTTAGGGGGTATTTTCGCCGCCATCTTAAGACACCGCGTTTTGGAAGAAATATCCCAAGTCATTGGCGGGCATAAACTCCTTAACGCCCTCACCGGTTCTAACGCGCACGCCTCCGCGCAGACCGATATCGGAATCAGGAATACTGCCCGCAATGCGCGCCCCGAATTGGGCAGTCAACATAAACGTAGTACCGCGCATGGCATCTGCGTTAGAATCGCGATGAATCAGCGAAACATGCTTACCCCACGCCCTGGACAGAGTTGCAGACTGACCTTTGCGCGCCGTATTAACAAACGACTCGCCGACCAACACCTCTTCCAACTCGAACAACTCTTTCAAAATTTCGCGATTTGCAATGCCTTTGTCATTGCTTGTACCGTAATACGCCTTAACAATATCCGGGTGCCTGATCAGCTTACTGTACGCAAGGCGACCACAAACCATGATATTGCCGCGCATCACCATACCATCCAACGCATCGGTAATCTGATCGATCGGTGCAGACGAAACGTGAGAAAACTGGGACGTACCGGACAAAGTGACTTTATTAGTAGACGCATAGCTGCCGGCATTAAATACCATGTTGGCAACCCGTACCTCACGATCCAACTCGATCAAATTAGTCAAGTATTCAACCGATTTACCCAATGGATTGTAATTCGGCGGAGCGTTATTAATATCCGCCTGAGGAATAGCATCATCCAATCCGTAATCTTCGGTAGAGTCCGTTATTTCGGTGGCCGTAAACTCAACCTGATTCGGCGCAGACTTGCGGCCAACCTTGGTGTCAGGCACGGTAAAGCCCTCAGCCAGATCATGCTTCAGGTATTTAAACTCCTGCTTGCCCACCGGAAACCGGGGCGCAACCAGATCAGCGATCATGCTTTTGTTTTTGTACATCACCGCAATCGCGGTGAGCTCCGGCTGAATGGGAAAGGGTGCCTTACTCATTAGTAGCTCCTTGGGTTACGAAAGCGACCGCATCGGCCACACTGATCGTGCGTCCCGCTTGGCCTTCTGAAAATTGAAATTCTTGGGCGGCCTTGGTGATGTCTTCGACTGTATTCAGAGGTTTGACATCACCACTAAAATCCACCGCCCCCGGCTTAACCGATGCCGGTAACGCCTGTAGCAAGTTCTTCATAAAATCAATCTGACTTGATGACTTTTTTGCACTGCCATCACCGACGCTAAACTCAAACACGCCGGTTTCTTCGCTATCGAGATTCAGCATAAAGTCGGCGGCACCTTCAAGCACTGCCGGTTTAACGCCTCGCTGCAAGTGCCCGGCAACAATCGCTTGAAATTCCGCGCGTTTGTTTTTGCTGCGCTCATCAGCTAACTGCTGCACTAAGGTTTGGTTTTGCGTCGCGAAATCCGAGGCTTTTTGTTCAGCCTCACTCGCCTGTTTTTTAGCTGCGTCTATTTCAGCCTGAGTGGCCATAACATCATCCTGTAGTGGTGAAGAAAAAGAAGAGGGCATACCGGAATCAACCTGCTCAGCTTGCTGCTCAGCCAGTTCCTCCTGGTACTGTTGCTCGGACAATCGATTCAACTCATCGATGTCGTAATTGGATAAAACGGAATCGGCTTTTTCTTGGCCGAATTGGGTAATCAGAAACTCGCGCATATTGCGCATCATCCGTGCCATGATGCCGGTGGGTCGCCAATCAGCCATGCTAAAATCAAACACTTCGTCGGCGCTGGAAAACTGCACCGGCTGCAAACCTGAAACCGCCGCAGGCGATGCACCCAACCAACCGACATGCCCCAACTTAAAGCCGTTAGCACCCTTTAGAATACGAATTGAACGGTTTTTAAGCTTGCCGTCCTTGACCAACTGTTCAAACCCTGAATTAACCTGCTTAAACTTGCCTAACAGCGTATCGCCGTCGCGCTTTAACTGATCAACCCAGCCGTACGCAAACGAACTGGCGTCGTCTTTGGGATGGCCGATAACAATCGGAGCAGCATCGGCGGCATTGTGATTGGCGATAATTTGATCGATAACATCGTTGGACCAAGCCGAAGTCCGGCCCGCATGATCGGTATGCGTGCCGGACTTGAACAGCTCAACGAAGTCGTCAAAGCCTTTGAAATCTGAAGGGAGGTTTTTATTTTTCATGGGTCAATGATACCCATGACTAACGAGGTGCATAAGGCGTGAAATGTTTCACGCCTTATGGGAGTAAGTCTTTTTATAGGCTATGGCAAACCGATATTGCCTGTAAAGTTTTTTTGCAATAGCGTAAACCGTAGGGTGCGCTGTGCGCACCTTTTATGAGTAGTGAAAGGGATGATGGCTGTCTTCAGAAAAACAGCCGAAGCGGTATGTTGAAAAAGTGCGCACAGCGCACTAATACGCAATGATGAAGTTCAGCGCGCAGAACGGGTTAAGCAACGAAACGGGGCTTGCGGACGATGCAGTGTTGGCGTTGACGGCAACCGTACCGGAGCTGGCAGGCACCGACACCGGAAACGGTTTTAATGTGGTATTCGTTGCACTGCTGCTGTAAATGCTGGCCGGTTCCATAGTACCTAAGGAACCGCTAAGATCCGCCAAGCCCACGCCAAGGTTTACCCCTGTGCCTGGTGAATTGGCTGTTGCATCGGCACCGGAAACCGCTGGGATAGCGATATTAACCGAAGTATTGGCACCTGGCGTATATGCAGCCGTGTGGGTGTGCGCAGCCAATGGCGTTTGTGCCGTGGTCAGGGTGGTTGACTCCGCCCCGCCCGTCGTGCCAAGCGCATGTGTTGCGCTTGCGCCCATCGGCAATCTGCCGCATAAATCCGGCAGCGCGACGTGAGTCGTGCCATTACCGCCGTACGTCGTGCCGAGCGCAGCAGCCAACGCCGGGTAAGTGGCTATCTGTACTTGGGAGCCGTCGCAGACCAGCCATCCCGCCGGGGCGGTGGCTCCGGCGTACATGCGTATCTCGCCAGGCACCGCGCTCACGCTCACTTCGGTGCCTGCGGAATTTTTCGAGCGCCAGCCGCCTAGCCTTGGATATAGCAGCGACCTACCGGCGGCAGGGGCGGAGGGCTCGCCCTGTTCTACACTCGCATCGTAAACACTCATAATATATGCAACCTCCCGTTATTTATTAAAGTGCCGCTATTTGTTAATCGCGCGGCTATGATCAGCTGATAGCGCGTTGGTATGGTTACGGTTTCGCCGGGGTCTATGGTGTCGCAAACCATCGGCCACCGCATCAGCTGTTTAATGTCAGCGCCAATGGCATATACCAGCGTTATAATGCGTTGTGATAGTGTCATGGCTACACTTTCGCAGCTGTGTAGTCAGCGACAAAATCATGATCGAGGTTGCCTAAATTGGAGGTCAACGTCGCTAGGTTGGTATTCGCGGTATTGGCCGTGGTTTGCGCGGTGGATACCGCCGCGCTGCTGGCTGCGCCGATATTGTCCCGTGCCTGGGTCTGTTCCGGCGCGGTAAACGTTTGCGCCGCATCAACGCGCACCCGATTGCCCAGCGCTGTTGTAATGGTCGTGGCAAAACTCGGATCATTACCCAATGCCACCGCAAACTCGTTTAGCGTATCCAGCGTCGCCGGTGAAGAAGCCACCAAGGCCGTCACAGCCCCCGCAATCAGGTTAGTGATCTTGTTGGCCGAGTAGGTTTTATCCGTCACGCTCGATGCGGCGAGATCGTCAATCAACCCGACGAGATTGATATTTCCGAGCGCGGCATTAATCTCATTGATTGCCGCGACTAAATTGGTTTTGGCCGTAGTTGTCAGCGTTGCGGTATCGCCGATTTTTGTTGTGTTTGCAGCACTGGCGGCCAGCACTTCATTCACCGCCGCAACCAGACTGGTCTTAGCGGTGGTATTCAGGCTGGCGAGTACGCCGATAGCAGTCGTCAATGTTTTAACGTCGACGCCCAGCGCTTGGGCCAATAATGTCAAACGGGATTCCAAGCTCATGTTCACTCCTAATTTATTTGTACAAGTTATAAATAGTTACCAGATCCACATCAAAACCTGACCCTATCGGCTGAGCGACCAATGACGCCAGCCATTCAGTCTCCGTACCGACGAAGCCATTTAATACCGCTACCTTATACGCACTCGCCCCCGGTTCGCCGGGCGAGGCCGTAAACGCAGCAATGACGACGGTATTGCCTCCTCCGACTATTTTGATAGAAGAGGATGGAAGCAGCGTGAACCGATGCCGGCTCATAGCCGGGTAATAGCCTGCACGACGCTAATCATCAGCGTCTCAGACAGCGCCGAAACACCGGCGACGGTATCTTTTACATCAAAGTACAGTGACCCGACCGGCCAATGCAGCGTGCCTTCAGCAGCGAACAGCCTGTACTTCCCGGCCAATTCATCCACCACGGTAACGGTTAAAGTCGCAATCAACTCGCCTTTTTTGTTCCGCACTTGGCTGGAGATCAGCACGTCGGTTAAAGGCTTGGGAGTAACACCGTCATTGTCCAGATACTCGCAATCGATGCTAAACGGCGCACCTTGCTTAATCTTGAGAGTCGTCGCGGACGATAAAGGGATTGTGTTCATGGGCAAAATCATACCCATGCGGGGGAGTTGCGGTAAGGCGTGAAATATTTCACGGCTTAGGTAAGGCAGGTCGTTTTTATAGACTATGGCAAAAAAAAGCACACTGCAAGCAAAACAGCAAAGTGAGCGCCAGGGTCACATTAAGACCGCATTCAAAACCCGTTCAAAAATTGATTTAAGGGCTTTTAACGGGGTTTTAATGGCTCAGTACGTATAAACACCTAAACGCGGCGGTAACGGCGTATTTTTAAAGCATACGGAAAGATATGAAAGCAGGGTTGATTTTTCGCTGGGGTAGTTTTTGGATCGGGGCGCATTGGTCGCCTTACAACAAGCGGCTTTGCGTTAACCTGCTGCCGTGTGTGACTATCTGGGTGACTACACCGGGCGGCGTTGAGCCGACATTAAACCCATAGCCAAGTAGGGCGTGCCGTGCGCGCTTTCATCTCGTGGAATTTGTAAAAGGCGCGCGCGGCACGCCCTCAGTTAACCAACCTTAAGCCGATGCTCGCCTACATCAAGCACAGGTGCCAGCCAACGTTGATAACACGCCACAGAGGCGTAATGCTCGGCACCGTAACCCATAGCGCGGGCCAGCTCATTGTGGCAAAGCGCATTCAGCACATGCAGCACCGGCGGCTCATCCATTTCAATATCCAGACGCTCTTCCAGCCAAGTAGACAGATTGGCCTCGGTAGGGTCGGGTTGTTTAACCATGGTTTTTTCCAGAGCGATAAAGCGCTTGGCCAAATCATGATGCAAACGGGCCTGCCGCGCCGAACCAACAACCAGGTTAAGCGCCGATAACACCGTGACCAACGCCGCCGCAATTAAGGCGATCTGTGCGCCGCCGCTGTCTTTGACCAAACCATAAACGGTCGCCGACCCTAAAATCAACGATAACGCGCTGCTGGATAAATTAAATCGATCATAAAAATTGCGCCGCCGGTTGTGGTAGCGGACAGAACGGCGGACGCTAAATAAGAGATTGTGCAGGTCATCTTTGTTTTGGGTCATTATTATCATTCCTGTCTTGCTGCCGTGGCGGCGGCTTTAGGGTATCCACCACATACCCCGCTTTTTCGCGGCTCTCGCTAAAATCACCCGGTTTGGGCGGTTGTGGCTTGGGTGGGGTCTTTTTATCAGTCATTATTTAGCGCCTATTAGTTTTAAAAAACAATTGTTTTGTGTGTTGCGACTGTTCGCAGAGCGTACAGTTTAACCCAGTTTCTTTAAAAGGCCACTGAGTTGCTGCTCCATTTTGTTCAACCGTTCCTTTTCCTGAGCAGCTGCGAGTATTTCCCGTTGTTGATCCTCGCTGAGTGCGTCAAACAGGCCAAGCAGTGCGGTGTGGCGCTGGTCAAGCGTGTCTTCAGCGCTCGCTGCGGCTTGGTCGCGATACATTGAGCCTTGATCGGTTAATAGCCAATTTATATCTATGTTCGTTTGTTCACATATCTTTGTTAGCGCCTCTGCTGCGGGCGCTCTGTTATCAGCTAAATACTGTTGCAGCGTTCTATACGGTATGCCTGTTGAAATACTGAACTCCGTAACATTCAATCCACTCATGTCGATTGCCTGCCTTAATCTCTTGCCTATGCTCATTTGTTCATTTACCCCTTGACTGCAGGCTCAATCGTAGTATTATTAAGCTCACTTGAACGTATCGAGCGAATTATACGCCGTTTCGATCAATTGTACCCATTCGAGTGTACGCCATAGCCTACACATAACAGAGACCGATATGACCAAAAACCAAATACTCGCCAAGCTGGTGCTGCAGGACAGCAACTACCGCCGCTTTGCCTTAGCGCATAAGTACGAGCCGCGCACGGTAACTCAGGCGGTTGATCGCTATGTAGGCACCGACAAAAAACCGCGCGGCATTTTGACCTACAAAATCCTGCGCGACTTATCCAAAACCATCGGCGAACCCGTCATTGCCGGGTTGGACGAACTAACCACTTAGGAGCCCCGCCATGAGCCAAGCCACTTTGCAACAGATGCAAGCGCAAATCGATAACCTGACGCAGCGCATTGCCGCCCTGGAAGCCCCATTGCCTCGCCCGGCTACGATTGTCCGTCTACCCGCTGAGACGGTGAGGATTTTGACCGAACGTCGAGCCAAAGCCCAACAAACTCGATTAGATGCTCATATACAGCGACGAGCTCAAGGCGCTCAGGTGTCGCCGCTAAGGCCTCCTGCTCTTCCAGCCAGTCGATCAAATAACTCGGGGCGTTCTGATCCGGGCAGTATGCCAGCAGCCAGCTCAGCACCCGCATCAACGCCTGCTCACGATGGTTAGCCATTTCCGCTGCAAGCTCCAACTTAAGCACCTTGTCTTCAAGCGCAGCTAAACGTTGTTCTATTTGTTGAGACATAACCGTAATCCTTTTTTGAGAGTAAAAACATGAATTTAAACGACAACAACAGTCTAGGCGATCAAGCGGATTTAGTCAGTGGCTAAAGACAAACAATCTTTTACCGGCAATCAGGTGGATATTTTCCAGCAACTGGCGAAAGAGACGGCATTAGAGGCTTCCACAGCGGTTGACCTGGATATAGGCCCGGAGCTGCAGGGGGCAATTAACTTCGGCATCCGCGAGAGCAAAAAGCGCGGATTATCCAGGGAGCGCATTGTCGAACGCATGAACCTGTGCCTGCCTGACCTGGACAAGCCCATAACACTGCGGCAACTCAACGCCTGGACTGCGAGTAGTAAAGAGTTTAGCGAGTTTCCTGCGCGGTTTTTACCGGCATTCAGTTGGGCCTGCGGCTGCACGGTGACGATCCAAGTGCTGGCACAAGCAGTTAATCATGACTTGGTCGACAGGCGGGAAAAAATAGCTTTAGAACTAGGACAAACGTTAGTGCAAAGCGCCAACCTGACGCGCAAGGCTAACGATCTAAAAAAACAATTAACCGGAGACCAATAATGCAAGCACTCCCCTTAAAAATGTACATCCGTTTTTTAGAAGTGATTCAGCTCAACCTGGACGCGCTGTTACATCACGTCAACGACAGCACGTTTTTTAAACACAACGCGCCTATAACTCTGGGGTTTATTCTCAATCTGAGGCTGTCCTACTGTGATCAAGACTGTGACGGATTTTTGCAGATACTGAGTGATTTGCAAAATGAGTTCCCGTGTTTATACAAAAAAGACAGCGACAAAGTAGTACTGCTAACAAACATGAAAACTCGTATTAGAGATTTATTGGAAGTGTTGGTAGACAGGGCGGAGACTGGCCATGCCTAAACCCACAGCAACTGATACTGACCTTGCAACCCAACAATCTGTTGATGTTGCAAAACCGCTAATAAAAGTACGCCAAACACAGGATCGGCGGGCAACGGGTGAACTTTCAAACGCCATGCCGCCTGCACATGTAGCCGCCTTGCTGCAAGCGGAAGGCATGAGCTATGACCCCGCTACATTTGCTGCGATGACTCAGGAACAGCATACCGAGGAAGGATTTAAGGGCTTACGGGTGTCGGTGTTGTCAGCGGTGTATTCGGGTGCGCATTTTGTTCAAGCCATCGATAAATTGAATAGTTCTGAATCGCCCAATCGATTGGGCGATTTTAAATCTACTAAACAATTCATCTTGGCACAGGCCGAACAGCGCGGTGTTGGGTATCAATCTATATACAACATGATTGATGTTTATGAACTCTTCTGCCGCAGTCCTGAGAAATGTGTCAATGCTTTTCCGCATATTGGCATTACCAAGTTAATCGAATTTAAAAACTTTGATCAATCCGACTTGGAGCAACTAGCCGAAGGCCATGAAGTCTACGGCATCACTCTGGAAACCGCGCAAAGCTACAGCGTCCGCGAGTTAAAAAGCGTGTTGCAAAGCCACCGCACCGAAGTCAAAAACCTAAAACAGCGCATTACCGACGCTGAGAAAAAGATGAATACCGAGGCCGACAAATCCGCCGAGCTGCTGGCCGAAAATAGGGAGCTTAAAAAACTCCCAGCTGAACGCCGCTCGTTTTACGCATTGCGCAAGCAGCTGTTTGAAGACATGGAAACCCTGCAAGGCATTGCGGTACGTGCCCGTAAGACGTTCGAGTTATCCAAAAACTTTCAGCAGGATGTGGCGCACGACGCCCAGGAGGCCGTTATCTATCCGTTGATTCATTTGCTCAGCGTGATGCACGGCAACGCCAAGCTGATTATGGACGACTGTTATTTAACTTGGCCGATCAACCCGTCCATCCCGGTTAATCCGCCCCAGCCGGACAGCATGACTCATGAAGAACGCTGGGCGGCTCAGCAATCTGCGGCGTATCAAGCGGCTTTGACCGAGCTGCATTTCCCAACCAAAAAAACTAAAGGAAGCCAGTAATGAATACTGCCGCGCAAGCCTTAAAGTTGCCAGAACCCAAGCAGTCTAAGACCTCGCTATTGCCGACGCGGGTACTGTCCGACCCTTTGACGCCCGCAAAGCGTCAACAAGTCAGCGCCTATCAAGTAGTTTGTGCTTATGTGTTGGAGTGCGCAGGAACCAGCGACTCGGCCCGTATTGATTTATTTCAGCAGGCGTTTCAAGGCGGTCAGCTGCCGGCTCCGGTACTTGAGTCATTAGCGGTATTGCGCGGCAAAAAGCGCGGCCAGTGTCCTGATCGGGCCACGGTGTACCGCTGGCTGGCCGATTTGGCTAAATATAAAAACGGCAATGTATTGGCGCTGACCAAGCAACACACGGGCCGAGTGCGCAAGACTTACGGTTGGGAGCCGAAAGCCATTGAGCTATTTAACCGGCCCAGCAAGCCCGGTTACGCTGATGTGGCGTACTGGCTGCGCACTGATTACGGCTTTGCCTCTGCGACTAACAGCCGAGTGGCCCGGTATATGCGCACTATGCCAGCTACTCTGGGTAAGCAATCGCCAGGACGGATGGGTAAAAACTTTTATAAACATAATCTTGCTCCGCACAAAATCCGCGACAACGACGTGCTGCCGGTCGGCTTCGGTTATGAGGGCGACGGCCATACCGTGGATGCGTATATCGCGCACCCGTCCGGCAAAAAGGTATACCGGCCCGAGTTGACTATCTGGATTGATGTACGCAGCCGCTATGTGGCGGGTTGGTTTATGTCCAATGACGAATCGGCTATCAGTACGCTGTTCGCGCTGTCGCATGCCATGCTCAGCGAGGATCATGTTCCCGCGATGCTGTTCCTGGACAACGGATCGGGTTTTAAGTCGCGGATGATGGCGGATGAAGCCATCGGCTTTTTAAACCGCATGGACATTACGCCTGCGTTTGCGCTGCCCGGAAACTCCAAAGGCAAGGGCTTGGTTGAAGGTTTTTTCAAGATTTTCAGGAATCGCCACGACAAAAAGTTTTTAACTTATTGCGGCGACGATATGGCCCCGGAAATCAACCGCCGGTTATCGGATGAAGTTAAACGAGGGCTGCGCACCTTGCCGTCTTACGCCGAGTACGTCGCATCGGTTAAGCAGTATATCGACGATTACAACAACGAACCGAAAGGCGTGTTAAACGGCGAAACGCCGCGCCAAGTCTGGCTGCGCGATTTAAAACAAGTCCAGGTACACATTGCCGCCGACGCGCTGATTATGCCGCGCGAGATCCGTACTGTTAAACGCTGGCGCATCACGCTGCACAAACGCACCTATCAGGCCCCTGAATTGGCTCAATACAACAATACCGATGTGCTGATTGAATACAGCCTGCATAAGGATGGCGAGATCCGAGTGCTGGATATGCAGGAACGGCTTATTTGTATCGCTACGCTGGTGGGTAAGGTTGATCGCTTGCCGGAGTCGCGCATTGTAGAAGCCGAGCAAAAACGCCTGAACGGGCAAGTCAAACGACTGGAGCTGCATACCAATGAAAAGAAACTACGGGCACAGCCGGTGCTGTCTCTGGAAGAAGGCACGGAGGCCTTGCTGGAATGCTCTGATTTTAACCGTCTGGAACAGACGGCCACTCTGAATTTTAATGCCAATGATGCGATGTATCTCGGCACTAAAGAAGAAGCTGCCGATGATGATTTGGACATCATGGACAGCTTCTAACAACCTGGTACCGGTTGGACGACCGAGCACCTTTTTTAATAACTACAAGAGAGATTATATCGATGAAAACTAAAAAAACAAAAACAAGCCCGCGTTTTGTGGTCAATCGAGCAATCCGGTTTGGTGCCAGAGTATTTACCTGTCCGAAGCTGATCGAAATGGAGAAGACTACGGTTTACATAGGGTACGAGACCTTTAGCGACACCGAGATCGATATTCTTGACGAGAACATGGACGTTATTGCAACAGCTACTTACTGCAAGAAGGTGGCGTAATGGCTAATCTGGATATCACATTTCATGAGTCCTACAGCGATGAAGACAAGCAACTGGTGCAGCGAATTAACGCTTGGCTAGCGGAACCCAACAGAACCGGCGCCGCCTTATCCAAGCTGGCCGATGTTAAGGACGGTACCCGCAGCAGCATCCTGACCGGCGGTTATATCAGTTCGCCGACCCAGTTTCTGCAACGCATGATCGATGCGATTGATCGCGTTGATGAGCGCAACCAAGCCGCCAAGAACGATATCCCTTACACCGAGACCAGTGTGGCTTTGCAGATTGAGGCCGTGTGCAAGCGCACACATGTCGATCGGGATTTCGGTTTCTTTGCCGGAAAAGTGGGCGTGGGTAAGTCGACGGCATTACGTGGCTATGCCCGCAAGACTCAATCAGCCGTGTTGTTAGAGGCATTTGAGGGTATCGACAACTCGACGTTTCTTCAGGAGCTGATTACCGCAACCGGTTCGGTCGCAGTCAAAGGCACTCAGGCGATGCAAATGGCTGGACTGATCCGGGCGCTGAAAGGCACTGACCGGGTGATTTTGGTGGATGAGGCCAACTGGTTACCCAAGCGCAGCTTTGGCGCTCTGCGGCGTATTTCGGACGTTGCCGAGATCGGCGTGGTGTTGGTCGGTACCGCCGAGCTGTTGCCGATGGTGCAAGACCCGGAAGGACGCTTCGGCCAAATCAGCAGCCGTATCGGCTTTTGGCCTGCGTTGGCTAAGCAGATTTCGGAAAAGGACTGTGCGTTGTTGGTATCCAGCTATTGCGCCGCAGAGCTGCCTGACGCAGTTTTGAAGGCATTTTATGGCTGTTGTGAAGGCAGCGCCAGGACGTTGAAGAACCTGTTGAAGAATACTTACCGCTATGCGAACAAGAACAATGTGGAGATTACGCCGGAGCTGGTTAAGCGGATCAATCAACAAGCCATGGCCGGGCGCGGCTTTGTGACGGGAGGTGCATGATGACAACGAAGGAAACGGTAAACGCCAAACAGATCGAGGCGTTGGCAGGTGATAAAGCCACTAAGAATTATGCCAATAACAAGTTGCATACGGACCCGACTTTTCCCCGGCCGATTATCGAACAGAGAGGCGTTGGAGCCTCCGAGTGGTTCAAGCATGAGATTGTCGCTTGGCTGAAAACGCAGAATGCTCAGCCTAAAAAAAGTGGCCAACAAAAGATTGAGCCTCCTGCCGGTATCGATATGGCTCAAGCACAGCAATTTATCCGGACCAGGAGAGCGGTGCCGGTGATCTTGAGTAACCCATTAATTTTTCCACACTGGAGATAAAACATGTTGAACCTTATTAAGCATTTTTCCGCGTTCCTGAGCGCTGCGCTGAGATCTACTGACATACCGGACTGGGTTCCTATGCCCCAGCCCGACTGGCTAACCGTTTATCGTCAGCTCGATATTAAGTACGGTTTGGCGCAGCGCGGTATTAATTGCTACCTGTTCCTGCGTAACCCCGAGCAGCACGAATACTGGATAACGTTTTATTTTACTAATTTGGCGTTGTTTAAAGACCGGGTGGGTCTGCATTTTTTCATCAGCCATGATCCGGAACATATTGTCAAAGTGTTGCTGGAAAACAAGCGGACTCCCTTTGTTTCTGAGTTGATATGCAGCAGCCAGGTGGAGCGCATCAATGACAGCGCATCGT